AACCCCGTCAAACGCACCGGGAACCGTCGGTATTATCAGCGCCAGGATGTGCTGATGATCCGACAGATCCGTGCGTTGCTGTACGACCAAGGGTTCACCATCAGTGGTGCGCGTCAGCGCATGTCCGGTGATGAGGCCAAGGACGACACCACTCAGTACAAGCAACTGATCCGCCAGATGATCTCCGAGCTCGAAGATGTGCTGGTGGTTTTGAAGAAGTAAATCCGGCTTTTAAAATACTTCCACATTTCAAAAGCTTGCGGTATATTCCTGATCGCTTCGTTGCGAAGCGAACCCAGTAACACGCCTAGTCGGGGCGTAGCGCAGTCCGGTAGCGCACTAGCATGGGGTGCTAGGGGTCGAGTGTTCGAATCACTCCGTCCCGACCATTATTCCTGAGTAAAATCAGACACTTGAGCCGATCAGCTAGATCGGCTTTTTTGTGCCTGCGCAAAACCCGCGCAAAACTGGCGCAAAACCCGATGAAGAATATGCTCCCCAAAGGTGAGTTCATGGTCAATGTAGAGTTCAGCAAGAAGCACGATCAGCGTTTCGAAAAGCACTTTACCGCCCATATGGATGACATAACCCTCATTCTGAAATGTCATCTAATGCTCGAGGAAATGCTCCGTGATTTTTGCTCGGAGATGGTGCCTCAGCCTAAGTTTTTGAAGGATTCTCGATTTAGTTTCGCTCAGATTTTGGACCTGTCCAGGGCTCTATATCCGGATGACATAAAACTTGGCGGGATGGTTGAGCTGTGGTCGTTGTGCGAGAAGCTCAACCGTATTCGCAACATGATGGCTCACGCGCTAGATCCGGAGGCTTCCAAATTAGATGGGCATAAAGCCGCGATAATTGAAGCTGTGCGGTCAAGGGGGCAGGGAGATACCGATTCACTGGGGTTTGTGGGATGCCTCACGTACATACTGGGGGCGTTCAGCTTAATACTTCAGGTCGGGGTGACCCACCATAGAGGCGAGGACTTTCGGGATATCCCTCGGAAGTAGTCACATCCCGGATATCTCGGTGATATCCAGATCCGGAATCGCCTCGGACCAAATGATTTCCTCGTGGTCGCGCTGGTAGTTCTTGGTCATGCCCTCGCTCGCATGACCTGCTATTTTCTGACCATCCTTTCCGGCTTTCTTGTACAGGTGCAGCGACAGCGCTCGCACTTCGTGGAAGCCCGGCATCTCCTCTTCCTTCCATCCCGCGTAGCAGTTTGCTGCCTCCCTGGCCTCCTTGAATGCGCGCGTCAAATACCGTTCCTCAATTTTCGTCCAATGCTCCTTTGTCTGTGCCTGCTTCTGTTTCAACCGATCCGGCTTGCGGTGCACCAGGTAAGGCGAAACTACGTCATCGCGGCACCGACTGATTACCGTCTGCAGCTCCGGCGTGACCCTGAAACGAATCCAGGCCGCGTCCGTTGCTTTGGCCGTTTTCTTCTGCACGACATACAGAAAGCCTTCCCGAACCCCGTCAAAACGCATGTCCAGGATGTCGGTACGCCGTTGAGCGGTGATCAGCGCCAGGTCGATTGCATTCTGTAGCCAGGCTGGCGATTTCTCCCTTATAGCCTTTAGACCCTCAATAGTGTGCCGCTTGCGCTGTTTCTTCTCGATCCGGTTGATTGTGCTGGCCGCTGGGTTATCCGGGCACAGACCCTTGGCCGCGGCGTGGTTGAAAATGTCGGTCAAGAGCGCTCGGCATTGGTTGGCCGTGCGCGGTGTAAGCGCATCCAGTTCGGTGGCGATCATGCGAATCGTGATTTGATCTACGGTCTTTCCCTCAAACCACTTCCTGAATCTCCGAAAGTGAACGGCGTAAAGCCCTAGCGTGCCTTTCGCAAGCTCCCTGGGCGGCAGCACCTCAGCCTCATATTTGTCGAGGAAACCCGCGAAGCTATCAGACGGGTTGAGCATCACGGTGCCGACCAGATCAGCACCGCGCATGAACTCGAGGTTCAGTTGCTTGGCTGCGTCGATGGCTTTCAGGCGATCGGAGCCGAACGGGAAAAACTTCCCGTCCGTAGGGCGCCGGTAACGATATGTCCCGCGCCGCGCGTCGAAGTACAGGTTCTGCGGAAGGCTCTTGTTCGCAGTGTTGCGCGGCCGTGGGGACATCATGCAGCTCCTTTCAATACCATTGCGACAAGGTCGTTGCCATTGGACGCATTGAACGCAGCCCAATCAACGTACCAGAGTTTCCCGATTTGCTCGCCCGGCACCATGCCGTTGCGGATGTGATTGCGAATTGCCTGGGGGCAGGGCGGTGTGCCGTTTTCTCCCCAGCGCCGACGCTGGAATTCGCTGATTTTGATAAGTTCTTTTCGCATGTTTACCTCCCGCCGGCCGTGGGCCGAGCTGTCTTGATGATGTGAACGATCATGCCGAAGGTGAAAAGCATCCAGGCGCAAGTGCCGCCGAATGCGTAGAGAAGGTCGGACTTCTCTCCGTCCATGACCAGTTCGGGGGCGATCCAGAAGATCCAGCAGACGGTGCCGGACACGTACAGCGTTATGCCCACAATGAGCAGGGTGAGTTTTATTGCGAACATGGGGTGTCCTTGCCGCGCTGGGCGGCAGAAGGTGGGTTAAGTGGTGGCTTTCTTGATTGCGACCCGTGCGTCGAACATGGCGTAGTACAGGCGGTGGAAGATCGCGCAGCTCGGATCTTCGTGATCGTCGCCGCCGTGCTCAAAGATGCCGTCGATGGTGCCGCTATATTTGCTGGCAATCTGCTCGCATTCGCCTGCCACCTGGGTGAGTGCTGTCAGTGCGTTAAGCAGTCTCTCGGCGCTGGCGCGTTCCTCCCGGCCGATATCCCAGAAGCGCTGGCCCCAGTGCCCGGCCGGTGGCGGGTTGGAGTTTTGCGCACCCGTAGCCAGGGCACCAACAACGCAGTCCAGCAGGTCACGCTTGTAGGCGTTGTCGCCGTCGATGCTCAGGCCGTTCCGCCGCAACGCGTCCAGGGCGTTGTTCAAGTTCGACTCGGGCGACGGCAGCACCAGGTCAAAGTCTTTCTTGCCTGGGCGGCAGGCCACCACCAGCAGTTCGCAGTCAAGCGGCAGGTGTTGCGCCATATCCGAGATCGCTTCGATAGCGGCTTCGCGGAATGCATTCTTTTCTTCGGACATAGAAATACCTCGCCCGCCGCTCACCGGCAGGCATGTAGGGGGATTGGGGTTAGGGGTAGTTCTTGCTGATGCGCTGGGCGATGGCTTCGAGCTTTTCGGCCATGCTCCACATGTCGTCGTTGTCGCGGCGGGATACCACTGCCGCGCGCTGGACGTTGCGATCGATCAGGATCTTGGCTGCCAGCAGGATCAGCCATGCCTCGGCTTTGCGCCGGAAGTACAGCTTCATGGCCTGGGCCCCTTGTAGATGAAGACGTAGGCGAACCAGAGGGTGGCGATCATGGCGTCACCCTTTCAGCCGCCTGCAATTCAGCGTGGAGTTCGGCGGCCAGGCCAACCGGCCACCAGTAGCGCGCACGCTGATAATCGGGATAACTCTCTTCTCGAATCACCAGGCCTTTGCGCCGAAGGGCCTTGAAAATGCTCAGCACTGACGGCGCCGATACGCCGAGGCGGTGCGCAACCTGAAAGGTAAGTCCGCCCATGCCGAACACGCACGCCTGGTCGCCCAGTGCCAGCTTCTCGCAATCCTTCTGATGCAGGTACGGCTGGGTTTCTCGATAGAGGTGGGCGTTTTTCCGACCGATCTTGCGCAGCTCATGGAGTACGAGTTGCTGTTTCTCTGTGAGCTTCATGGCGTCACCCGCTTGAACTCGACCACCCAGACCCACGGATTGGCGCTCCAGTCGCCACCGACGCTTTGCCACAGGTTGCCGAAGGCGTTGCGGGCCGAGTCGAGGCACTGCTCGTGACTGGTGTTTCTGTCCCACATCCATCCATTGCGCTGCGGGTGATGCGCTTCGGGTGCCGGGCAGTCACCGACCTCAGTCCAGCCTTTCACGCCGTGTCCGCACTTGCGGCCGTAGTCGGTGAAGAAGCAGCCCTCAGCCTGGGCCTGGTCTTCGGTGATGTCCTGCAGCCGCTCGACGCGCACGTCGGTGATCTCCAGCAGGATGCGGCTGGCAGCGCGAGGCATGTGGATACTTGGCTTCCAGGCGGAGCGATCATCCCCGCCACCGTCGTCGTCACCGGCCCACACTGCCTCGCCGTCGGCGCGGTAGATGGCATGCCCGGAGTAGTAGCCTCGCCCAAAAGGCATTTCCCGGATTGGTGTAGCGGGGCGATCAGGCGTCCAGTCGATCATGTTGCCCTGATCATCGAAATCATGACTGATGACGCCCCAGGTCTCGCGCACCCACAGCCGGTCGCCGGGCTGGCCGAAGGGGCAGAAGTCCGTGTAATACCCGATGCTGTTCGGGTGCAGCGGCCCTTCGCTTGGCAGTTCGTGGCATTCGCCAAGCTGAACGCCGTAGCCTATGTTTTTCAGCGACTGGGCATTGAGTGCCCGCCGCGTGACAGTCTTCCGGCCTTCCAGGATGGCGCGCACCATCGGCGCCGAGAACAGGATGGGGCGTTCCTTTATTTCACGCATGACTTCGTCCTTGCCGCTATAGCGGCTGACTATGAAGGGGGACGGGGAGATTTAAGTAGTGGCGTATTGCTTCTTTTGGCCTGCGAGGCCCTAATAGGGAGCCTGCATTCCGCAGCACTGAGGGAGTCTGTGATGACGTTACGAATAACAAACAGCAGATTTATAGGGAACGAGTTCGCAATAAGCGGTCCATCGACGATGGACGTTATTTCTGATGGGAACCTTTTTGTCGGTAACGGTAAAGCATTCGATTTTCACGAGCCAAGCATGCTTTCGGCTCTTGGATTGCCAGCAGACACACCCGGGGAATATCTCAAAGAGCTTCTCGCTGATTTAGAGAAAGCCCGAACTTTGTCGATAGACAAAAAAATTGAGGTTGTTAAAACTTCAAAATTGCAGGGTTGGCTCGCTGGTGCTGCATCCGTATCGACTGTTGCAAAAAACCTTGTCGATATGCTCCCTAAGCTGCTGCAAATGCTAGGGTAGCCGAGGGAGGCGTCTCGGCCGTCTTTGCTGAGCCGCCTCAAAACTCAAATCAGCCAAGGCTTTTTACTCGTTCAATTTTGCATTCAGTTAATTACCGCCATCACCCTGTACTCGCTTGAGCGTGGTAAACACCTGGCCGCGCATTGCATCAATCACCGAAGACGAAACGGCGCCTGGATCTCCCTGGATCTCGTAGAGCAGTTCGTTGGTATGGAGTAGCAACCCCTCCAGCACATCCACCTGCTCATCCGCTGCGGTCAGGCGCTGTTGCAGGGCTGCCTCGCGAGCCAGCGAGTTGTGCAGTTGCAACTGCAGGTCGGCCACTTGATCGGCAGTCATGCTGCCGCAGAGCTTCAGATAGTCCTGATGCTCCCTGGCGTATCGCTGCGGAAGGGTTTCGTCTTGATTGGTGGGCATGGGGAGTCCTTGCCGGGCCATGCCCGGGCGGTGGAGTGGTGGATTGAAAGGTACGGCTGAGCGTGCGACAGTCTCTGATCCACGAATGAGGATCGTAAGATGGCAATCACTGCTGACTACACAACGTTGATGGATCAAGCCTCGATGACGGCAAATGACTACTTGTTCGCCGCCAAGGAGAAGATTGATCGGATATTTGGGGAAGGCTATGCGGCAAAGAACCCTGAGCTTGTTGCTGCTTTTATTAAAACAGCCGGTCAGGATTTCAACGCCGCAATCCTTGCTGTTGCAATCCAAGAAGCTTCTTCAAAAATCGAATCCGCGCTCCACGCTATTGCGGACAGCAACGGCTAAGCAGCTACCGCTCTAAATTCAGTCTGACGCCATGGATCGTTGGCCCGCGCCAATGCAGCCATCGGCGGCGGGCTGACGCTGTTGCCGCACATGTGCACCTGCTGAGTCTTGGTGAACGGTTTACCGTCGGTGCCGTGGCTGATGACGTAGTCGGCCGGGAAGCCTTGGGCCTTGTAAAGCTCGGACGGCTTCAGCATCCTCAAGCAGATGTCGACGATCACATAGGGCGTGCCCTTGACCATTACGGTGACCATGGCCAGGCGGTCCTTGGTGGTGATCGTCGGTGCCGGTGAATCGCAAGCGCTGATGTTCTCGGTGCCGTAGTAGCTGATCAGGAAGGCGGCAACGCGCAGGGCACCCGCTTCATGCTCCGGCGAGAGTGTGAGTGACACCAGCGAACTCTTGCCCCCGCCACCGGCGGTGATGGTCGGCGCGGGATCTTCCAGGCCCTGGCCAACACTGCCGCCGAATGCCCGCTCCATGAATGTGCTGACCAGCCCGTGGTGCTGGCCGCCGGCGCTGACGGTGTGCAGCGGGTCGTTAACGTCCCGTGCATCGCAATTGCCGCGCAGGTGCACCAGGTTCGCGACTGCCAACTGCTGTTGGCTGCCGGTGTTGGTTACCGTCGTCATGGGTTCGTGCATGCCCTTGGCGTGCGTGGTGTTGAATCCGCCATTGGCCTGGATCATCACCGCGGCGCTGACCGACTGGCCGCCACCGCTGGCAGTGACGGTACCGATCGGTCCGCAGATGTCGTTCACCCCGTGGGAGCGGCGCTTATTTGCGCCAGATCCCTCGCCGTGCCCTGCCTGGACGATGCAGGCGGAAGCCAGCGCGCGGTGGTTCTGCGTCATCAGCGTGCCCACCGGCTGTTCCACGCCCACTGGCTTGCCGGAGTACTCCGGGCCGCCGGCCCCAACCATCAGTGGGCTGATCAGCGTCAGCTCGCCGCGGTTCGCGCAGGTCACCGTCGGCAGTGGATCGAGCGGGTCGTTGATTCGGTCGCTGCCCTGGTGCGTTGCCGGTGCGATGACCGGGCTGACCACGCTGAAGGCGCCGCCCTTGGGATAGGAGGTGATGGTGCGTAGAGGCTCGTCGGCTGACTGCACCGTTTCCCCTGACCAGTTGGCGATCGGCACAATGAATGGTGCAGCGCTGTCGATGACGAACTTCTTCATGCCCTTGGCAACGCGGCGCAGGGTGGCGGGTGCCAAGTCTTTCTTGCGGCCGAAGATGCTTTTGCCCAGGTCGCTAAAGTCGATGCAGTCAGCGGCGGTTTTCCACTTCTGCTGGCCCTTGGCGGGGTTTTTGGCGTGGGTTGGCTCAGGCCACACGATAGGCTGCCCATCGCACCGGGCGATCATGAACAGGCGCTCCCGGCTGGTTGGCGCGCCGAAGTCGCAGGCCTTGATCACCTTCCACTCAACGACATAGCCCATGCCTTCCAGCAGGGTCACGAAACGGCGCCAGGTACGGCCGCGTTGCTTCGGGTCTGGCACCAGGAACTGGTTGGATACTGGCACCCGTTCGCCCGGCGCCGCCACTCGGTTGGTGGTCTTTCCTTTCTGGGTCGGGTGCGGCACCTGGTCCAGGGTCACCACGCGCCCGGTTGCCTTGTCGCGCTTGGCGATCAATCTGCCCCACTGCAAAATTTGTTTCACGTTCTCCAGGCTGATCACCCGGGGCCGCTTCTTTCCTCCCCACTTGAGGCCGATCCACGACAGGTTGCGGATCTCGCGCTTGCGCGGTTGGCCGCCGGCCGCCTGGCTGTGATGGGTGCAGTCCGGTGACATGTGGAACCAGCCCACGGCCTTGCCGCCGCACTCGGTGTCGGGGTCACCTTCGAACACGTCGGTGGTGAAGTGCTTCGCGCCCGGGTGGTTCACGGTGTGCATACTGATGGCCTGAGGGCTATGGTTCTTCGCCACGTTCACCGCGCGGCCCAGGCCCATTTCCAGGCCGGTACCGGCGCCGCCGCCACCACAGAAGAAGTCGACAACAATCTCATCGTCCTGAGGGTTGAAGCCGAGTCCGTATTGGGTTTTGAAATCGAAGGGGTGTTTCTTCTGTTGTGCGGACATGGGGGATCCTCGCCGGCTGGCGTGATTCGTTGATTTGGGGTATTACGGGTGACCGGCATGGAGCCGGATCAAGGGGGGGGCTTGTGGGTACAATTGAGCTCAGCGATCTGCGTGGCTATTTCAAGGAGCTCGCAGCACCCGCCTTCGAAGAATTTTGGTTTGAGTACCAAGCTGATACCCCGCTCGACATCGGGAGATTTACGCTTGTCTATCGGCGGTTAGTTACGGCTATTTTTTTTCTGAACCATATGACCGACAAAGCAGCCAAGCTTCGCGGGGCAGGCAGCCCTGGTGATGTAATACGTCTGGTGATGGCTTCGGATTTAAATGCGGGCATTGCTCTCGATGTTTGCCGACAGCTGACCAACGATGTGAAGCACCCGAAGACGCAGCCCCAAAAGTTCAGCTCGAGAGATCGAGCTACAACTGATGAACCTGGAGACCACCATTTGCCATGCTGGATTTACACAGACAAGGCCGGATCTGAGCACGACCTATGTGACATTGCGCAGCGCGCTTGGGCCTATTGGGTCGAATACCGTCACGAGCGAAAATAGATAACAGCAGGCGCCGCCCTCCGGTTACCGGATGCAGCGAATAGGGTGGGTTATGCTGGTCTTTCGATTTCGTCTTCAGGCTCTGGCGGGTCGTCGGCGAGCGACTTCATGCCCGCCGCCCTGATGATCTGCGACACCTTTTCAGTAACAACAAAAGGTGTCGTGACACACTTGAGCATCTGCGCCGCCGTTTCGAAGTCGGCGGCGATCACGTTGCGTAGAAGGTTCTGAAACACCTCCTGCTGGTTGTTGAAGCCGTGCTGCTTCATCAGGCGCTTGAGGTCGGCCTTGAACACGCCGGCGACCTCAACCGTAAACTTCTCGACGCCCAATGCAGCTTTCTTCTCGTTCGCCTTCTCGCGCTTTCGGCGCTGCTTCAGTGCTTCCGCCGTCGGCTGTTGTTCTTCCTCGGCCATGGCCTACCTCTTCAATTTCATGCCCTGGCAGATCAAGCCATGCTTGCCGCCGACGCTGTCGCACTTGATTGTTTATGCGTTTCATTGGGGAGCAGGTAGCTTGAATCCGTTTTCGCGGGCGATGAGTCGCGCGCGCTTGTAGTCGACGCCCACGGCCAGGCACGCCTGATGCAGAGATGCGCCAGACTCGACAGCCTGCTTCAGCTTCGGCGCGATCTTGTCGCGTTCGGTGCGGAGCTTGTTGCTGCGCGTGCTTTTGATTGGCCCACCCACTTCGCCGCTTACGCCTGGTGCAACTTCCTGCACAGCGTTGCCAGCGCCGAAGAAGGCGTCCAGCTGCTTGTTCAGGTCGTTGATGATCGAGTCCCGCGGGTTTGGCATGGGCACGCCGATCATTGCGCACCGCCTGACAGCGTTAACTTCACGCCGTCTGCACGCGCCTCCAGAGTCTGGGCGAGGTTGCTCGCCTCTTTCCAGGTCCAGCGGAAGCCCTTCACCTTGCCGGTGTTGCGCTCCACGATGTGGTAGGCATTGCCGACGTTCTTGATCTGGAAGCGGATCTGCTGGACAGGTTGATCCTTGCCGATCAGCGCGTAGAACTCGGTAGTGGCGATCCGGGAGCGAATGTGCAGGGCCGCAACCCCGTCTACGCGCTGTTGAATTGATGCGTGCATGGTGAATACCTCAGTGGGGTCGGTTATATCCCGCTGCACCCTGTCGCCAAGGTGCAGGAGTGATGCTTTCGGTTATGCGGTGAGGGTGGGTCGCTCCGCCTGGCGCAGCACCCGTACCTGGGCGGTGCGGCGTTCTGGTGCCCGGCGATCGCGGCGCATGGCGTCATCACCGATCATTGCGTGCATGGCGATCAGGCTGGCCAGAACAAAGCACATCGGCGAGATGATCTTGCGTCGCATGGCCTCGGCAACTGCAGCTGTCTGGCGGGTTACACCGAGCTTGAACATGGCGCAGGAAAGACGCTTGGCCACAGTGCAGGCCGCCACGTCGAATTGGCGGGCAATCTCTTTTGCTGTCATGCCCTGGGCCGTGCCGAGCAGGTACTGAACTTCCTTTGGCGCAAGGCCTCGTCCGAGATGACCCTTCCATGCGCCGCTGACGATTGTTGCTTCCATCAATGTGACTCCCGGTTGGTTTCCCAATGCACCCGGCCAAGCAGGTGCATCAGTGAAAATTCCCGCTGATCCTTCGGCGCTACTGGCGCGGTACAGATCGATTCAAGTTGTTCTTCCAGCCGCGGGCCTTTCGGCTTGTTCTCCCGCTAGATAACTGCATCGGCGCTTTACGCTGCACGCCCGGGTCAGTTGCCAACCCTCTGAACCGTTGAGGCCGGTTCATCGCTGCCTTCCATCTGGCCGGTTGTTATCCGGCGATGTGGCAAAATTACAACTAGCAGTTGTAATATGCAAGTCTTGGTTGTAATTATTTTTGCGAAAGAATGCATTTTTGTAGTTTCGGCATGCATAAAAAAGCCCGCTCAATGGCGGGCTCTGTTGATCTGGAATGAAATTAAAAATTGGTTAGCGGGAGTACATTGCCCACCAGAACACATGGCCCAGGATGCCAAGTTGCTGCTCCTGGATCTCCTGAAATGTGTACTCCTCATCAGGATGCTCGTCGCGGTTGAAGCTTCGCAAGCGAATGCCTGTAGGTAGGCGAAAAAGTTGCTTTATTCTGAGTTGGCCGTTGTGGTTGATGGCGTACATCTCCCCGTCAACCACGTCCTTCAGCGTATTTTTTCCAACATTGATGCCAACGGTTGCGCCGTCTCGCAGTACTGGAAGCATGCTGTTCCCGCTTACAACCACGCACCTTGCATTACTGAATTGCACGCCGTTGTGTCGCAGGTCCTTCTTGAAAAAGCGCAGTCGGGAGCTATCGCTTTCCTCGATCGCAAATCTTCCAGAGCCGGCCGCGAGCTCAACCTCGCGAAGGAAGGGAACGTAAACCTCATCGTCATCAAGAGGGGTGCTTTCGTCCCAGGGTTCGATTGCTCGCAGAGAGGTGTCAGCAGTCACGCTGTGTGATTCGGCTGGCCCAGATTCGCCCATCAAGTAGGCCACTGAGACGCCAAGTACTTCGCTCAAATGTTTGATGCGCGGGTTTCGCGGAGCTGTACGCCCCGACTCCCATGCTTGGACAGACTGAGGGCTAACGCCAAGCTTGCGGGCTAACTCAGATTGATTGAGTCCCTGCGCTTCTCGTGCTGCGGCTATGCGTGAGGAGGTCGTAGTCATAGAAGCGAGAATACAACCAGCACTTGTAGCGAGCATTGCAATTCTCACTTGTAGATATGCCTGAGATTCTGTAACTTTGAATTGTAATTGCAGTTTAATGAGGACTCTATGGAACCTAATGCAGCAGAGCGTGCGGCTAAGGCAGCAGGCAGCCAGTCCGCCCTTGCTCGCGTTCTTGGCTGCACGCCACAGAACGTTCAGCGCTGGTGTGCCTCCGGGCGAGTGCCAGCGGAGCGCGTGATCTCCGTCGAGCAGGCAACCGGTATCCCGCGTCATGAGCTCAGACCGGATCTATATCCAGACTCCGCTTAGCTGTTCGTTGGGATGATTTTGTACCTGAAGAGCGATACCAGGTAGTGATCTGAATTAGCTGTTGATTCATCCAGTGCCCAAACAGCAGACATAAAAAAACCGCCTGGCAGGGCGGTTCAGTACAGCTTTATTACGAGGTCAATGATGATCAATAACACCCCAGCAGTCAATAGTTCTGGCGATGTCGCGACACTTCCCGGTGAGTCCGAAAAGGTGTCTCGACACACAGTCACCAATCAATCCGCAGCGATGAATGCCGCCCTGATGATCAGCGGCCAGTATTCGCGAGCTTCCAAGTCTCAATTCCGCCGAGAATGCCTCGATTACTTGAAGGCATCCCTGGCTCCTGCCCAGGATTTCCCTGCATGAGTACCATCATCATGAGCCTGTGCTGGCCGTTGCAAGGCATGAGCGGCCCGCAAAAGGCTGTTCTGATTTCGCTGGCTGATAATGCAAACGACGAGGGTGTCTGCTGGCCTTCGGTCGCTCGTATCTCTGAGCGGACATGCCTCGCGGAAAGGACTGTTCAGGCCGCCATCAAGTGGCTTGGTCAGGTGGGCATTCTGTCTGTCCGGGAACGGATGGGGCGGTCGACAATTTACACCCTAACCCCCGCATCTTATGCACCCCCGCAGGCCGCGCGCCCCGCAGCAGATGCACCAGCACCCCCGCAGCTCACGACACAAACCCCCGCAGCAGCCGCACCCAGAACCGTAATAGAACCATCAAGTGAACCATCACCTCTTGTTGGCGCCGAGCAACCAACGAAAATTTCGAAACCGAAATGCCCAACCCAGGCAATCGTCGATTTGTTCAACGCAACGATCCCGGAGTTTCCCCGGGTCATGTTGTTGACCAAGGATCGTATCGCCAAGGTCGGCGCACGGTGGAACGAAAGCGATGTTCATCAGGATCTCAGTTTCTGGGCTGAGTACTTCGCCCTGGTGCGATCCAGCGAGTTTCTGATGGGTAAGGTTTCGGCTTCTGGCGGGAATCCTTTCCGCTGCAACTTCGATTGGCTGATTGCCCCGAGCAACTTCGTGAAGGTCGTGGAGGGTAATTACAATGCGTGATCCCTACAGCCTGGAAGCCGAACACGGTGTGCTGGGGGCAATGTTCCTGCGCCCAGAGCTGATCGACGTACTGGCCGCCGATCTGGTACCCGAGGACTTTTACTACGAGGACAACGCCGAGCTGTATCGCGGGATTTTGGCCTTGCACGGTGATGGTCATCCCGTCGATATCGTGACCGTCGGGGTTTATGTGGGGGATCTGCCTGGTGGTGCGAGTTCGTTTGCCTACGCCGCAGAAATTGCCCGCAATACGCCAAGCGTTGCAAACGCCGCTTCCTACGCCGGAACGGTTCGTGAGCGCAGCCTGGATAGGTCGATCATCGAGCTGAGCGTGCGGATCAATGACATTGCCTACGGTGACCAGCCAGCGGCTGACAAGGTTGCAGCGGTACAGGCTGAGTCCCACGCCATTGACAGCCAATCGGCAACATCCGAAGTGGTCAAGGCTGAGGACTTTCTCAACGACTACATCGAGGTGCTGCAGGCACGGGCTGATCGTGGTGACGAAATTGATGGCCTGCCCACGGGCATTCCTGATTTGGACGAGAAGCTGCAAGGGCTCAAGCCTGGCCAACTGATCGTGATTGCTGGCCGTCCGGCCATGGGCAAAACCACGCTCGCAATGAACATCGCGTCTCACGCGGCTGTCCGTGATGGCAAAAGCGTAATGGCGTTCAGCCTGGAAATGGATAACACGGGCCTGATGGATCGCTTCATGGCGTCCGAAGGGCGCGTGCCGTTACAGCTGATCAAAAATGGCAAAGCCCCTAATACCCACGGCGCCGAGCTGATGAGTGCCGCCGGCAAGCTCAAGAAGTCGAACCTGTTCCTGTCGGATCGTGCGTCGATGTCAATGAATCGACTGCGCTCGGCAGCCCGCCGCCATAAGCGTCGGTATGGCTTGGACCTCATCGTTATCGACTACCTGCAATTGGTGGAGTCCGACTCGCGAACGTCCAGCCGTGAGCAGGAAGTCAGCCACATGACACGCACCGCGAAGCTCATGGCCCGCGAGCTGGGCGTTCCAGTGATCCTGCTCAGCCAGCTCTCCCGTAAATGCGAAGAGCGCCCGAACAAGCGCCCGTTGTGTTCTGACCTGCGCGAATCCGGCGCTATTGAGCAGGACGCGGACATCATTTTGTTCGTGTACCGCGATGAGGTCTACCACGAACACTCCGAAGCCAAAGGCATTGCCGAAATCATTATCGGCAAGGGCCGTGATATTGCCGGCGGCACCGTGCGCGCCGCTTTCCACGGTCAGTACAGCCGATTCGAACAGCTCGCAGCCGCCTGGGTTGAGCCGACCAAACCCGAAAAGGTCAGCAGTCTGGCCGGTCGTTACAGAAAGGAAAACAACTGATGGCACCGATTCGCCTGGCCGTTCCGGTCCTGGCCAATTACCGCTATGCAGTGCATTGCTGCGGCTTCAAGTTGGACATGGACGTCCCGCCTGACCATCCCGTGGCTTTGTTCGCTGATGAGGCCATGGCCAAACGCTACGGCGACTGGATGTGGCCATCGACTTTTGAGGTCGTTGACCTACTCGCCCGAAAGGAGGGCAACGTTTGAATACCCTAATCAAAACCCTGACAGTAAAACTGTCGGATGCCGAGATTGTGCGCAACGCCAAGCTCGAGCATGTGCGTGACCTGCGTGATGCCGGCCACCCTGCATTGCACTTTCGTTTCGCCAAAAATCGTACGCGTGGTTCTTGGTACTTTCTCAATAAGCGCCAATGGCACCGTATTGGCGCCTTTCCCGATCTGAACACCAAGCAGGTGATCGCGGCGCTGCCGGCAGTGCGCCTGCGCGTGGCGGCTGATGGTGCGGCCAGCGTGTCGGGCTGGCTGACGGTCGGCGAGCTGCTCGACTGGTTCAGCGGCCGCATGGCCAAATCGCGGGCGCTGTCTGACAAGCGACGCGCGGCCATCAAGTCTGCGATCAGCTGCCAGCTCAAGCCGCGGCTGAATGATTTGTTGCTTCGCGATGTCAACGCCCAGGCCTTCGATCGGTTGCTGATGTGGCCGGTGCAGGCTGAGCTGTCGCTGTCGTATGTTCAGCAGCTGTTTCGGCTGCTGGCGATGGCCTTTCGTCAGGCGCGCAAGCTGGATTTGATCCCCGTCAACCCGATGGCCGAGCTGAAGTTCAGCAACTTCACCACGGCCCGCATCCTGCCCAAGCCTGCGCGCCTTCGCGACGTGCAGGTGCCCGAGTTAGTGACGCTGCTGGCTGAGCGCTTCGACAGCGCGCCAGGTGACGCCATGCTGGCCTTAATGATGCTGTGCCACGGCACCCGGATCGGTGAAACCCGCCAGGCGCGGTGGGCTGACGTTGCATTGCTCGAGCGTGAGTGGTTCCTACCGGCGGAACACACCAAGAGCAAAATCGAGTTGCGCGTACCGCTGACTGATCAAGTGTGCTCGCTGCTACGCCTTTATCGTGACCGCCAGACCGCCCAGGGCTACACAGGGGCTTTTCTGTTCCCGTCGCGCCGTGGCAAGCCGCTGAGTGATAACCAAGCCAGTGCCGTGTTCACTCGGTTAGGGCAGGGCGCCTGGACCAGTCATGACCTACGCAAAGTCGCACGCACCGCCTGGACTGACCTCGGCGTCGACGGCCACATCGGCGAGATGCTGCTGAACCACTCTCTGGGCAAAATCGCTTCCACCTACATCAACACCCAGGCCAAAGAGCAGCGCCGCCTGGCCTTGGTGAAGTGGCACAACTGGTTAGATGCGCGTGGCTTCAAGGCGATTCATACGCAGACAGGCGTTAGATATGAAGATTCGCAAAACCTCGTAGACGCCTTGAACGGCGGGGCGTGCGAGCCAGAACCACAATTTGTTAAGGGCGAGGTTTTAAAACGTGCAGAAAAGACAGGGGCCTGGCTTTAAGCGGGAGCGGATCGAGCTTGAACCTTGCTCGACCTGCAAGGGTAGGGCGGTAGTGGCAGGGGTGTTTTATGAGCTGGTTTGCACGGATTGCAATGGCTCAGGTTGGGTAGTTCAGGGGGCAAAGTTGGTGCTTTCTGTCGACGAGTTGGTAACCCAATTGAGTTTCAAATTGCAGCAGGTACAACGCGAAATCTTGGCATTAAAGACTCCTCCAACATCGATAGGGCCACAGAGCCAATACGAGCAACCAAACCGCCTGGGAGCAGGCGGAACAAATTACACAGGGGATTGAGAGCATGATGATTCGTAAGCCAGCTGGTCGGCCATTGGGGGATACCGAATACCTGCTTGAGCAGTGGGGGTGGTGGAGAATGGATGGAAGGGGGGTTAATGGATATATATCACCGACGCTGTCCTTGATGCGCCAAGCTTTAGCCCAAAAAAGTACAGCTAAAAGCTATTGTATAACTGATGATTGGGCCATAGCGGTGGACACAGCTATTGCCAGGCTTTCTAAGCGTGACAGTGAAATGGGAGATATGGTCTGGCTATATTTTGGCGCCAAATGGCCGATGGTTCGCGTTGGTAAGCATTTTGGCATGAGCGAAGGTAAAGCTAGGGAAATCGTGCGAGCAGGAACAGCTTGGGTTGACTGCGCTTTAAGCATAAACGCTACTGCACTACAAGCCTAAATACCTCCCTTTTCTCTGACTACGAGCACTGGCGCTTCTTTTGACGTGATGGCATTGTGCTTAGCATTCAGGCCTCCGGTTGTCGGGGGAGGCGTCTCGACATGCAGACAGGGAGAAGGTCGGAATCATGCGTTTAGTAGATAAAATTGAAATCGCCTACTTTAGATCTATGTACAAAGATGATCTAAGTGATTGTGCAGAAGTAAACATAGTTTTTGGGCGAAACGATTCCGGTAAGAGCAACGTTCTCCGGGCGTTGAATTTGTTTTTTAATAATCATACTAATCCTGATCAAGCTTTCGTGTTTGATCAGGACTTCAATCACTCTAGACGTGCTCAGGCAGGAGGGGAAGGGGATATAAGGAAGTTTGTTTATGTGAAAGTTTGGTTTAATACTCCGGCAACATGGAGAAAGTCTCTTGGTGACCAGTTTTGGGTTAAGAAGCAATGGAGCATTTCTTATAGCGAAGAGGCACAGCTTACTTCTTCCATTCCGGAGCAGCGGCGTAACTATTTATCACGATTTCTAAATAAGATCAGGCTCTACTATATTCCGGCAATTAAGGATAGGAAGATTTTTGAAAGTTTGCAGGCCGAGATTTATAATGTAATTTCCCGCAATATAGAATTTTCCGACTCTCTAGGTGCTTTCAAAAATGCTCTTCGGGACGGTACTGAAGGGCTAAGTCAACAGCTTTATGATGAGCTAAATATTTCCAGTGTTGTAACTACGCCTAAAGATCTCACTGATCTTTTTCGTTCGCTGGACTTTGAAACCACATCAGAAGTTGGCGATTCTTATAGTTTGACCTTGCAGCGAGGCGATGGCGTTCAGGTCAGACATATTGCTCCCATACTTTCGTTTCTTGCCGACAATAGCGAGGAAGATTTCCATATATGGGCTTTCGAAGAGCCGGAGAACTCTCTAGAGCTGGCTAATGCTATTGAAGAAGCCGAGAGGTTCAGGTTTTTTGGTGGTCAAAATAACAAACAAATTTTTCTGACAAGCCATAGTCCTGCTTTTTTCTCTTTAGAACATGACGACGTATCGAGATACTTCGTCACCAGGTCAATGGAAATTGAATCGCGTTTGAATTCTAAGATATCTAAAATTGGCTCTCCTCAAGATCCGCTGCCGAGTGAGCTGATGGGAGAGACGCCTCATTTGGCTGTAATTAGTCGTTATCTTAAAGATGCTCATGCGAAAATAGTTCAGCAACAGGAGGATATGCTTGAACTTTCTGAGAATATTGAAAGGAATAATCAATCAATAGTTTTTGTGGAGGGCGAATCCGATGTAGTAATATTGACTAAAGCTTGGGAAGTAATAATCGGCGATGCTATGCCTTTTCGATTTGAGTCAGCTGGCGGTACCACTCGAATGAAAAGTCTTGCTAGTGATGGCAAGGTTTTGGTTGATTTGGCGCCAGGTAGAAAAATATTTGCGCTGGTCGATAACGATCAAGAAGGACGAAGCCTTTATAATACCTCGAAGTTAGAGGCCCGGGGGCGCTGGGTTCAGCATAACTCTAATAAAGTGTATTGGTGCAGGTTGCCGCTTCTTGAAGAGTTTGAAAAACTCATGGTGTCCATTAAACTTCCTAAGTCTTATTGGCCTGGAAGTCTTGAAAATATGTTTACTGCGGAGCTGAGAGCGCGCTGTGTTGATGAGGGGTATCTAGAGATTACGGATATGCCTCATGCGGAGGTTTTGACGCCTCAATATTTTGGGCTTGTACAGCCTTTTGTGCGTCCTAGAGATGATCTCCAGCATTACTATATATTGACTACTCACGAAGATTGGAAACTGACTTTTTCGGCTTGGATAGCTGAAATTTCAGATGAGGAGCCAGAAATTTTTGAGCCTCTTCGAGTCGTGTTCGAAGGCATTCTTGAGATCCTTCAGGGCTAAAAGTTTCTTACTTTTCGACGGTTTTTTTAAAAAAGGCTTTTCCGCACGGAATAGGTTTGTTTTTATAGCAGCGTGTGTTGCTGTGAAAGCAGCGAGACGCTTTAAAAACCCGGCCCCTGAGCCGGGTTTTTTGTTCCTGTTTTCAAGCCCTGCCATTGAGCAGGGCTTTTTTGTTTTCGGCCCCACGCCTGTCTCCTTGCCTAAAGCGGATGCCAGCGACTTGGAGGCCGACCTATTTGAGGACTCAAGATGAACTCCGAGCATCAGGCACTGACCGATGTACCTCTGTGGTTGTTGGTTCTGCTGAGCCTCGCCGGTTTGTCGGGAGAAATGCTTCGCGCATCAGGTAGTGACCTGGGCCTTCGCCAAATCCTTCAGCGAGTAGCGCTGCGCTTTCTCGCTTCTGGCCTGCTGGGTATGGCCACGTTGCTGCTCGCAATGGCCCTTTGGAACAACCTCTATCTGGCCGCCGGCTTGGGCATCGTAATCGCGGTGATAGGCGCAGACGTTGCAGGCGGCCTGTATACGCAATTCTTGGCGCGCAAGGCTGGCGTTAGCGACCCGGCTTCAGGCCGTGCCACTAACAGTCAGTAGAGCGGCAGAGCAGGAGAGGGACAATGTTCAAGGTCGACATGTCGCTGGACGCGTTCCCTGTTTCTGCGGGCATGCGGGAGTTAGAGAAAAAACACATTCCATTTGTGATGGCTCGCACCGCGACCTTACTGGCCCAGCGGGTCAAGAAGGGCACCATCACTGTGATGCAGAAACGCCTGGACCGGCCCACCCCTACCACGCTGAACAGCCTGTTCGTAAAAATGGCCACCAAGGCGCGAGCCGCTGAGGTCTACTTCAAAGACTCATGGGCGTCGGGCATTCCTGCTGACACTTACCTACAGCAGGCGGTGAGTGGTGGCCTGCGGCCTCACAAGCGTTTCGAGAAATCGTTGATAGCGCGCGGCATCATGCGCAGTGGCCAATTTGCCGTGCCCACCACGGCCTTTATGAATCAGTACGGCAACGTGTCACGCGGCACTATGATGAAGATCCTATCAGGCCTGGGTGCTGCTGAATCGACGCGGGGCTATCAGGCAAACGCCAGTGGCAGTGCCAGAAGTCGACGTAAGGGCAACGCCCATCGCTTCTTCTCGGGTGATGTCGACGGCACGCAGGGTGTGTGGGAGCGCAAGTCGATGGGCATGGGCGATGCGGTACGGCCGGTATTTATCTTCAGCGATTCAGCGCCCAGGTATCGAACCATTTTCCCGTTCTTCAAGATCGGGCAGAACATCGTCAACGCGAACTATCAGGCTGACGCAGCGACCGCCTGGGCTGAAGCGATGGCTTCGGCTCGTTGATGGCTGTAGTCGACGGGAAGTCAGAGAAAAGTTGAAAAAAAGTGGCCTTTTCTTCGATTTAATCCCCTTTTTCCCTTGACAGGTAGGCTGGGACGAAAAGCTAAAGGTACTCCCGGACCCCCACCCCTCATGGGGGTAATTCGGGCCCCGCGTCTTCGCTATATATGACCCATTTTCAAAGGTTGGTTGTTGTGTAGTTATGGCTAATCAATCGATCACCCGTAAGCCCGAGTGGCTGAACAAGTCACGCATGGCGGACAGCCTCGGGATTACCACGCAAGCCTTCGATAAATGGGGCGTGACGCCCATCGCCAAGATTGGGCGGGAGTCGTTTTACGACGTGCGTTCTGTGCTGGATAACCGGCTGGTTCACAAGGGCGAGAAACAACAACCGCTTGATGATGACGGTCAACCCATCGATCCGCTGATTGAGTACAAGCAGGCACAGCAGAAACTACGGCTGACCACTGAACAAGCCGACGCCCAGGAAATGCGTAATCGGGTGAAAGCCAAAAAGCTGGTGCCGGTGGATTTCTGCCTGTTCGCCTTGGGCAAGTTGAGCGCGATGCTCGGCTCAACCCTGGACACCATTCACATCAAAGTGAAACGCAAGCACCCGGATATCGAGGTGCGTCACATTGAGGCTATCCAACGTGAAATAGCCGTTACGCGGAACGAAGCGGTCAACCTGGCCGACACCTTGCCGGAGCTTCTAGATGAGTTCGTCGAAGCCCTGGATGAGGGCGCTGATTGATAGCGTCCGTAAGGGCCTAACCGGTCTCTACAAGGAACCGCCACTGACGGCGGTTGAGTGGGCCGATAAGCATTTTTACCTGTCCTCCGAGTCCTCCTATCAGGAGGGGCGCTGGACCACGGCGCCGTTTCAGGTCGCCATTCTTAATGCGATGGGCAATGACCTGATCGCTGTAGTCAACGTGCTGAAGTCCGCACGGGTTGGCTATACCAAGATGCTGGTAGCCAATAAGGGCTACAAGATCCAGCACAAGAAACGCAACGTGTTGTCCTGGTGCCCGACCGATCCGGACGCCGACACCATGATGAAGCGCCACATCGAAACGATGATCCGCGACGTTCCCCTGGTGCGCGCTTTGGCGCCCTGGTACGGCGTGAAGCACCGGGATAACACCCTGGACGAAAAGCGTTTTGATAACGCGAAAATGCTTTGGTGCCTGGGTGGTAAGGCGGCGCGCAACTACCGGGAGAAAAGCCCTGATGAAGTGATCTACGACGAACTGTCAAAGTTCGACGCCGATATCGAGGGTGAGGGCTCCCCGACGATGCTGGGGGATAAGCGCCTTGAAGGTTCGACGTTTCCTAAATCAATACGTGGGTCCACTCCTGGGGTGATCGTTGCCGGCGGTGAGGATGAGGAGTCAGTGGGCGAGGGCTGTCAAATCAGCCGGGCGGCTGATGAGTCGCCGCACTTCCTTCGGTTCAACATCAAATGTCCGTGCTGCGGCACAGAGCAGCATTTGAGATGGGGAGCCTTCGACAAGCCTTACGGCATGCGCTGGCGGCTCGATGGATACGGCCAGGTAGAGAAAGCCTGGTACTTGTGCGAGTCCGGCAACGGTTGCACGTTCGAATACCACGAAATGATTCAGGCCTCAGTTACTGGGCGCTACATCTGCGAGCGCCAAGGTATTTGGACCCGAGACGGCATGGAGTGGTTTTCCGCTGATGATCAGCCGATCACCACGCCGCGTTCTGTCACGTTCCATATATGGACCGTGTATTCCGAGTTCGTTACCTGGGCTTCGGTGGTCAGCGAATGGCTGAAGGTCGGCAAAGACCGGGGCAAGCTCAAGACCTTTATCAACACCACCCTAGGCGAAGCCTGGGAAGAAGACCAAGGCGAGAAACTGGAATGGGAAGTGCTGGCCAAGCGGCGTAGCAACTACCTGAAAGTACCCGCCAGGGGCGTCGCGCTGTTCGGCGGGATTGATACGCAGGATGACCGTTATGAGGGCCGTGTTTGGGCCTTCGGCGCCGGTGAGGAAGCGTGGCTGGTTCACCGTTGGGTGCTGACTGGTGACCCAGCAAGCGTTGAGCTGCGCAAGAAAGTGGGCCAGGAAATACGACGCCAGTTCACCCGCGAAGACGGCACGCTAATGCGTGTAGAGCGCTGGTGCTGGGACTCCGGCGGCCACTACTCGGACGAAGTGCGTAAGGAAAGTAAAAAGCACGGCGTCACCTGGGTTATTCCGGTGTTCGGCGCTGCGACCTACGGCAAGAAGATTGCCACCTTCCCGAAGAAAAAGACCAAGGGCGACCGGGTTTACCTCACTGAGGTAGGGACGGACAACGCCAAGGAGCTGATCTACAGCCGCTTGAAAATCGAACCAGACGGCGACCGCCCAGTGCCTGAGTGCATCCACTTGCCGCTTAACGAGCTGGTGTGTGACGAAGACGAAATGAAGCAGCTGACCAGCGAGCGTAAAGAATGGGTGGTCTCCAAAGGCCGCCGGGTTCAGCGCTGGACCAGCGGCCGCCGCCGCAATGAAGCCCTCGACTGTTTTGTGTATGCACTGGCCGCCCTGCGGATCAGTCAGGAGCGTTTTGGCCTGGATCTGGAGCAACTGGCCTTAGAGGCTCAGTTCGTTCCGGCCACAGGCGCGTGGGAGGTGCCGGAAGTGCCCGACCTGAATGAGCCAGAAGAATCAGAGCCGCCGATTGAGTCGGCGCGGCCTGAGGCCCCATCAACTCAAGCCGACGCCCCTGGCGACTGGCATAACGTGGAAAGTAACGGATGGCTATAAACGCGCAGGAGATGCTGGACAAGTATCTGGAGGCAGAGGCCGCCATTCTGCTGGGCAAAACGACCATTTTTAATGGTCGCACCCACACCATGGCAGAGCTGCCGCAAATCCAAGCAGGACGACGCGAATGGGAGCGCCGGGTAAGCGCCCAGCGCGCCGCCGCGCAAGGCAGTCCGGGTTATGCCCTGGCTGAGTTCCGTTGAACTTCCTAGACCGCTGCATTGCAGCGGTTAGCCCAGGCGCTGGATTGCGGCGTCTGGCGGCACGTAGCGGAATCCAAGCCTTTGAGGCTGCTGAGGTCACGCGCACACACAAGGCGAAGCGACAAACGCGTAGCGCTGACAGCTCGTTGCAGCGCGACGCGGAATCGTTGCGCGGCCAGGCTCGAAAGTTGGACGAAGATCACGACCTGGTGACGGGTGTTTTCGACCGGTTGGAAGAACGGGTAGTGGGTGGCGCTGGGATCGCGGTGGAGCCGCTGCCCCTGGATCACGCGGGCAATATTCACCTGGAGTTCGCGGCGCAAATCAAAGACCTGTGGGCCGAGTGGTCCTTGCGGCCGGAAACCTCGGGAGAGCTAACCCGGGCGCAAATGGAGCGCCTGGTGTGCCGCACCTGGCTGCGTGATGGTGAGGCGCTGGCCCAGCAGTTGTTTGGCAAGGTGGCCAACTTCAAACACCTGCATAAAGTGCCTTTCACCCTTGAGTTGCTGGAGCCGGATTACCTGCCCTGGAGCTACAACGACGACTCGAAAGGGATTTGCCAGGGCATCACACGCGACGCCTGGCGCCGCGTCGTCGGATACAACCTGCTGAAACGTCACCCCGGCAGTGCTTTGGGTTTCAGCATGTCGGTGGATACCAAGTTCGTGCCGGCTGATCGGATGTTGCACATCGCGTATCGCAAGCGAATTGGGCAGAACAGGGGCCAGCCTCTGTTGCACGCCGTGTTGACGCGCTTGGCGGACATCAAGGACTACGAAGAAAGCGAGCGCGTTGCCGCCCGTATCAGCGCAGCCCTGGCGATGTTCATTAAGAAGGGCTCAACCGACGACTATGTGGTTGCGCCTACGACTGCCGGCAAGGACGGCCAGGCCACCGGTGCCCGAAGTATTCCGATTGCCCCAGGCATGGTGTTTGACGGGCTGCTGCCCGGCGAAGACGTGGGGATGATCGAAAGCAACCGGCCCAGCCAGTTTGTGGAGAGTTTCCGCAACGGTCAGTTGCGTGCGGTTGCGGCCGGTACGCGCATTGGCTACTCCACGGCGACGCGCAGTTACACAGGCACGTACTCGGCCCAGCGCCAGGAGCTGGTGGAGTCGCAATTGGGTTATGACCTGCTGCAGCACGAATTCATCGACTACTGGTCGCGCAAGGTTTACCGGGCCTTTGTCGAAATGGCGTTGGTCAGCGGCGTACTTGTGCCGCCTGGCGACGTAAACATGGATTCGGTGTACAGCGCGGTTTATCAGGGGCCGGTGATGCCCTGGATTAACCCGGTGCATGAGGCGAACGCCTGGGATGCGCTGGTACAGGGCGGTTTTGCCGATGAGGCCGAAGTGGCGCGAGCGCGTGGGCGAAACCCGCAAGAGCTTAAGCGTTCGCGTCAGGCGGAAATCGAAAACAACCGGGCGAAAGGGCTGGTGTTCAGCTCTGACGCCTATCACAAGTTCTACGGGAAAGTGACTGTCAATGCAGACCTATCAAACGAAAAAGAGAAAGCGTGAAGCGCCGCCCCTGACCATGCCCAGGGCGTCGGTTCAGTCGTCGGTTTCGTCCGTGATTACAGCGGCGAACCAGCCAGTGGAAAGTTGGTACTCGATGCGCGCCATGGCGCGCGGCAGTGTTGAGATTCTGCTGTATGACGAGATCGGCGGGTGGGGAATCACCGCCAAGCAGTTCGCCCAGGATCTGGCGGCCTGTGGTGACGTGTCACAAATCAATCTGCGTATTCATTCGCCCGGTGGTGATGTGTTTGCCGGCATGGCGATTTACAACACGCTCAAGGCCCACCCGGCCCGCGTAGATGTGTACATCGACGGCCTGGCGGCCTCCATGGCCAGCGTGATCGCGATGGCGGGTGACAAGGTGTATATGCCGACCAACGCCATGATGATGATTCACAAGCCGTGGGGCGCGCAGGGCGGTGACGCGGACGATATGCGCCGCTATGCAGACCTGCTCGACAAGGTTGAAGGCACGTTGGTGCAGGCCTACGTCAGCAAGACCGGCAAGAGCGCGGAAGAAATCCACGCGCTGTTGAAGGATGAAACATGGATGGATGGCAGCGAGGCGGTGGCAGCCGGTTTCGCTGATCAGTTGATTGATCCGCTGGTAGCTGCCGCACAACTTAAATCGAAACGCATGCAGGAGTTTGAACACATGCCGCCAGAAGCTTTTAGCAGTCTGATGAACCCGCGTAACCAAGTGCCTGCCCCGGCTCCAGCTCCAGCGCCTGCCCCGGCGCCGGCAAATTCCCTGTCGGCTGACCAGATTCGCGCCCAGGTCATTGCTGAGGAAGGCGTGCGCCGTACCGGCATCACTGCCGCTTTCGGCGGTTTTGCGACGGCTCATGCTGAGCTGTTGCAAGCTTGCGTAGCTGACATGTCCTGCACTGTTGAAAGTGCCCGGGCGCAGTTGTTGGCTAAGTTGGGTGAGCAGACCACGCCTTCCAATATCCCGGGCCTGCACGGTCATATTTCTAACGGCAATTTGGTTGGCGATTCGGTGCGTGCATCCCTGGAAGCGCGGATCGGCATCGCCGCAATCGAGGCCAGCAACGGCTTGAACCATATGAGTATGCGCGAGCTGGCCCGTGCATCTCTGACCGAGCGCGGCATTCTGGTGGCGACGCTCAACCCGATGCAGATGGTCGGCATGGCATTTACCCACGGTTCCAGCGACTTCGGGCAGATCCTGCTGGATATCGCCGGTAAGTCGGTTTTGACCGGATGGGAAGAAGCCCCCGAGACGTTCCAGCTCTGGACCAAAAAAGGCCAGTTGAGCGACTTCAAAACCTCTTCGCGGGTCGGCCTGGGCGAGTTCCCGAGCTTGCGCGAAGTGCGCCCGGGCGCCGAGTACAAGCACATCACCCTGAGTGATCGTGGCGAGCCGATCACGCTGGCCACCTACGGCGAGCTGTTTTCGATCACCCGTCAGGCGATCATCAACGACGATCTGTCGTTGTTGAGTGACGTGCCTTACAAGATGGGCCAGGCAGCGCGCGCGACCATCGGCGATTTGGTCTACGCGGTGCTGACCAGTCCGCCGAAGATGCGCGACGGTAAGTCGTTGTTTGATGCTTCGCGCAAAAATAACGCGGCCGGTCCAGCGTCTGAGCTGTCCATTGCCAGCTTGATCGCTGGCAAGACTGCAATGGCTTCGCAAAAAACCCAGGTTGAGGGTGGCAAGCCTCGCACCTTGAACATTCGCCCAGCCTACGTGCTGACCCCGGTGGCCCTGGAAGACAAGGCCAACCAAATTATCAACTCAGCCTCTGTGCCGGGCGCTGATGCTAACTCTGGCATCATCAACCCGATCCGCGGCTTTGCCAAAGTGATCGGTGAGCCGCGTCTTGATGATGCGTCGGCAACGGCCTGGTACATGGCTGCTAAGCAGGGTAGCGACACCATTGAAGTGGCATACCTCAACGGTATCGACACCCCGTATGTTGAGCAGCAAAACGGCTTCAGCGTCGACGGCGTGGCCAGCAAGGTGCGTATCGACGCAGGTGTTGCACCTGCCGACTTCCGCGGTTTGTACAGCGCCGCTGGCAAGTAAATACCGCTATTCCGATAGCCCCGCTCAGTGCGGGTTTGTTGTTTTTGCGTTCTGGAGAATTGAGCGATGGCTAAGAATTATTCGGGTACCGGCCGGTCCTGCACGTTTGTGTCCCCTACTGGCGGCACCAAAGCCGGCGTGCCTGTGGCGATCAACGCCCTGGTGGTGATCCCGCTGGAAGACACGGTAAAAGGCCAGCCCTTTACCGGCGTGCTGGGTGAATCCTGGGTGCTGCCGGTCACCGGTGCGCTGAAAGCGGGCGTCAAGGTCAGCGTATTGGCCGGTGTGTTGGTCGCTGATGGCACTGCGGATGCTGTGCCGTTCGGCAAGCTGCTCACTGACGCTTCCGGCGGCTTCGCTGAAGCGCTGTTGATCCAGTAATGGTCGGTGGCTTTCGGGCCCTGGCTGATCGCATGGACGCCCTGGCGGTGGAACGCCTGGGCGATCCGGCGACGCTGGCAGATGGCCGTGCAGTCTTCGGTGCGTTTGCGTCCCCCTTTGTCGGCGCCGAAATTGGCGGCGGCAAGACCGGCGCCGCGCGCCTGGGCGGCGCGATCAACGCTGACGAGGTGTTAGAGCCTACCCTGACGGCCCGTGCCATCGACGTCCAGGGCGTCAAAAAGGGCGATCATTTAACCATTGAGCTGCCAGCCCTCTTGGGCGGCGGCCGCTACAAGGTTTTCCGTCTGAAGCCTGACGGCTCGGGCATGGTTGACCTGATATTGAGCGTATCCAATGAGCGAACTGACGACATTACATGATGCGATCACTCGCATTATCAGCGAGCGGATGCCCCGGGTTGTGCATGTGGAGCAGTTCCCGGAGTTGGGCGCCGAGGTGATGACGCCTGCGCTGTTGTACGGGATAACTGATATGTCCCCGGGCGTGGATCGAGGGGAAGGTAAAACGGCGGTGATTGGGCGTTTTCAGTCTTGCATTCTCGTGGAGGCTGACCGCCCCAAGGCATCGTTACAGGCCGCCATCTTGGCCGGCCAGTTGATGACAGTGCTAAAGAATCAATGGTGGGATGTGGATTTTGTCACCGGCCCTCCGGAACAAGTCCACGCACAGCCAGAGGCTCCTACGCAGGAACTAGAACAGTTTGTCATGTGGTCAGTCCAGTGGGTTCAGCCCTTTGAAATCGGTGAACTAGATTGGCCCTGGCCAGATGAGCCGTCTGGCTCACTTATGTTCGGTTTCAACGACGACACGAAAGGTGAGTTTTTCCCACCCGAGGAACTGCCTTGAGCTACGCGAGCGCGGAACATGACCGCATGATCGCCGCCATGCTGATGCCCTGTGTGGTGGTCGGTGTGGATCTGGCGGCGCCGGCGGTGCGTGTCAGTAATGGCGAATGGACGAGCGCCTGGGTGCGCTGGCATAGCCTGGCGGCCGGTAAGGCGCGGCACTGGCGTGCGCCAAGCTTGAACGAGCAGGGGGTTTTGTTTAATCCAAGCGGCCAGGCCGGCATGGGCACGTTTATTCCCGGGCTGTACGGTAATGCCGGTGGGCAGCCGGATAACCGAGACCATGTTGAGGTATGGCGTTTTGATGATGGCGGTTCGCTGGTTTACGACTGGAAGGCCAAGACGTACAGCATCACGCTTCCTAGCGGCACCGTGTCCATATCGGTCGGTGGTGCTTCAGCCGTAGTGACAGACAGCGCCGTTACCGTAACGGCGGGTGAGATTGGGCTTATTGGCTCTGTCAAAATCGATGGCCCGTTGCTCGTTACGGGCAATATCAAAGGGCTCGGTGCGATCATGGACACGCTCGGCAACACCGCCAACCATAAGCATTAACCCTATCAATCTAAAGCCCGCTGCGTGCGGGCTTTTTTGTGCCCGGAGAAACCATGGCCAAGATCATCGAGAAGTCCGTAATCGAACCTCAAACCCTGGACGCGCAAGCGTTGCTGACATTCCGCGATCTGGTCTACACGTCGCGTACGCTGGTTGTGCCTGGTACTGATCGTACTTACCCGGTGGCCAAGCACCTAGTTGTGGTGCCCGCGTCCGATAAAGAGGCGGTCGCCTTCTTGAAGGCTCATAGCGAATACGCTCCCCAGGAGGGCTAAGCCAGATGATCGGAATGGATCGCCACACCGGGCAGCCCATATCCGGCATCGAGCACTTGCGGCAATCCATCGCAGACATCTTGAGTACCCCGCTGGGTAGTCGCCGGCAGCGGCCGGAATATGGCAGCAAGCTACGCCTTTTCGTTGACTTGCCTATCAACGCTGGCTGGAAAAGCGCGGTACAGGCCGAGGCTGCCAGGGCCCTCGGGCGTAATGAGCCGCGTTTTAAGCTTGAGCGCGTGAAGGCGTTGTCGTTGCTGGACGGGAAAATAAACATAAGCGTTGCCGGTGAGTACCTGGGTGACAGTTTTGTCTTGGAGGTAAGCGTATGAGCATCGTGGACTTGTCGGCCCTACCTGCGCCGGAGGTGCTTGAGCCGCTGGACTTCGAAGAAGTTTACGGCGAGGGCTTGGCGGCGTTTCGCGTTTACATGGGCGACAACTGGACGGCCGCTCTTGAAAGCGATCCGGTTACTAAAATTCTGGAGGTCGGGGCCTATAACAAGGTAGGCAACCGCGCCAGGGTTAATGATGCTTGTAAGGCGCTACTGTTGGCTCACGCCATACGTGGCGATCTCGATCAGCTTGGCGCAAACGTTAATCTGAAACGCCTGGTAGTCCAGCCCGAGAATCTGCTGGCGGTGCCGCCCGTGCCGCAAGTGCTTGAAGACGACGACTCATTCCGCGAGCGCATACAGCTGTCCTACGAGGGGTTGACCACGGCCGGCCCGCGTAACAGTTACAAATTACACGCGCGCAATGCCTCTGGATTGGTAAGGGACGCTACTGCGGAAAGCCCAGCGCCGGCCTGCGTTACCGTAACGGTGCTGAGTACAGAGGGTGACGGGACGGCTACGCCGGCGCTGCTGGCAACGGTAGCGTCCGCGCTCAATGACGAAGATGTGCGGCCGCTCGGTGATCGGGTAACGGTGCAAGGCGCACAAATTATCCCCTATCGAATTGACGCCATCCTTCATATGAACAGCGCAGGGCCAGAAGGTGACGCTAGTCTGGCCGAAGCGCTAAGTCGGCTGGCGGCCTGGATCAACCCGCGTAGGCGGTTGGGAGTTGAGGTGGCGCGTTCTGCGATTGACGCTCAGTTGCACGTTGCTGGTGTTTCCCGGGTTGAGTTGCCTGGCTGGGTCGATTTGGCGCCTACGAAGGCTCAGGCCGCTTATTGCACCGGTTATAGCGTGAAGTTGGCGGACTGATATGAATAGCCTACTTCCCAGTAACAGCACGCAATTGGAACGTGCTCTGGAGGCGGCGTTTTTTGAAAAAACCGTAGTGCCGCTTCGGACGCTCTACAACGCCGACACATGCCCGGCTCATTTGCTGCTGCACCTGGCATGGGCCTGGTCTGTCGACCGTTGGGACTATCGGTGGAGCGAAGCAACCAAGCGCGCCGCAATCAAGGCTGCGTATTACATTCACAAGCACAAAGGCACCATTGGCGCGCTGCGCCGTGTGGTTGAACCGCTTGGGTATCTGATCGAAGTCATGGAGTGGTGGCAGACGATTCCGGCCGGGGTGCCGGGAACTTTCGCGCTGAAGGTCGGTGTGTTGGACACTGGCATTACCGAGGAAATGTATCAGGAGCTGACCCGCCTTATTGATGACGCCAAGCCTGTTAGCCGTCACATGACCGGCCTGGCCATCAGCCTGGAAAGCACCGGCTATATCCATATCGGGGCTTTTATCGATGAGGGTGAAGTGATCGACGTTTACCCACCTGCTACCCGTGATATCGAGGTGACCGGTTCCTTTGGGCTGGTCATGTGTATTGATGAAATAGACACCCTGGACGTGTATCCATGATTGATCAAAATAGCCAGTTTTTCGCAATTCTCACGGCTGTGGGAGAGGCGAAGCAGGCAAACGCAACCGCGCTCGGCGTTCCTTGGACGTTTACGCAAATGGGAGTTGGCGACGCAAACAATACGGACGCTATCCCAAGCCGAACTCAAACTAAACTGATCAACGAGTGGCGTCGGGCCCCAGTCAATCAAGTTCGGCCGGATCCTGCAAACCCTAACATCATCATCACGGAGCAGGTGATACCTGCTGACGTTGGGGGGAAATGGATTAGAGAGATCGGACTGTATGACGCCGATGGCGATATGGTGGCCGTGGCCAACTGTGCGCCTAGCTTCAAGCCATTGCTGGCCCAGGGTACCGGCAAGACTCAAGTTATTCGCATGAACTTCGTCGTCACAAGCACCGCGAATATCGTGGTGAAGATCGATCCGTCAGTGGTGTTGGCGACTCGGCAATATGTTGATGACGCAATTATTTCAGTTTTGCCGCCGAATAAAACGCCGGGCACCTATCGGCAGGTCACGATAGACGCACGCGGGATTGTTCAGGCCGGATATAACCCCACTACGCTTGCCGGTTACGGCATTACTGATGCCCTACGCGTCGGCGTCGTGAGTCAGCAAGTCCCGGTCTTGGCCGCGCCCTTGCCAGGCGGCACAGATGGGAGTGGTAATGGTGGGGCGATTCAGATTCGTGAAGCGCAGGGCGTAGGCAACGCCAAGACTGATATTGCATATGCTCCGCGTGTGCTTTTCCATTGGCAGGGACAGAGAGCCAAAGACTTGGCCATGTCCAGCGTTGGGGATCTGCTGTGGGGCGGATTCAACGTATGGACCGCCGGTAACTTTGACCCTTCGAACAAGGCAAATACAGTTGATGTAACGGCTTCGCTCGCTCAAAAAGCGAACAAGTCGACAACACTGGGGGGCTACGGCATTGCCGATGCTTTCACAAAGGATCAGGCAAACGCTGCTATTGCGGCAGCCATTGCGGCTTTAGTGAATTCAGCCCCGGGCGCCTTAGACACACTCAAGGAACTGTCTGATGCTTTAGGAGGCGATCCCAATTTTGCTACGACGGTACTCAATGCACTCGGGCTGAAAGCGGACAAGGCAACGTCTCTACTCGTTGGTTCTACGAGTCGTCAGCGCCCGGTATTGGCGGGAACAATCGCGGCTGGAGAGGACGGTGGCACCGATGGTAAAGGCGGTGCAATTGAAATCAGGGAAATCAACGAAGTCGGTGTCAGCCAAACTGATTCGAAGTGGGCGCCGTCCATCCTCTTCAATTGGTCCGGAAAGTTCGCGCGCTACCTCAAAATGTCGGTGCTGGGCGATCTGATTTGGGGGGATAAAAAAGTCTGGACCGAAGCTAACTTCACCCCTGCTACAGCGGTCATGGCTGCTAATGGTCGATTGATGATTCCGACGAGCAGCGGTGTGTTGTACATCCAATGGTATGAAGGGCCGTTAGCAGGAGCAGAAACGGTTGCCTACCCCGCTATTAGTCATCCGGTGCCGTTCCCCAATCAATGCTTGTTCGCTGGCGTTTTTACGCGGTCCACCACCAGTAACACCCTGTCGGACCAGATGTTTCAAATGGAATTTTGGGACCGCCTTGGCGTTAAGGTTTTTCCGCAGTGGTTTGGTACCGGCAACCAGTCGCTTGTTAAGCCGCTCATTATTTCAATCGGGAACTGACTATGACCGCTGAGACCCAACCCGCCGTGAAAATCTATTACAGCGCCCAGGACTGTGGCTTTGTCTTTCAAGCTGAGCGCGCTGCCTACGATGCTGCCGGGACTTGGCCAAAGGATGCAATTGAATCGAATGAGGAGGAATGGCGGATTTATGGTCAACAGCCGCCACCTCCCGGAATGCGCCGTGGTAGTGATGCGCGCGGGCGACCGGCATGGATTACACCTACAGTTACGGTGGAAGAAGCTGCCGCACAAGAGCGCGCGTGGCGTGATCGCCAATTGAGCGGGACCGACAATTGGGTTGTGCGCCACCGCGACGAGCTTGAGGCTGGCCGCCAAACCACGTTGAGCGCTGAGCAGTATCAGCAATTGCAGCGCTATCGCCTGGATCTGCGCGACTGGCCGGAATCCGATTTATTCCCGGCCGCCGCCAGTCGTCCGTTAGCCCCGGATTGGCTTGCAGACAGTACCGAGTAACGCCCCGCACTGACGGGGCGTTTTTCTTTCCCGTTACGCGTAACACGAACAACCTACGGCCTCGCTTATGCGGGGCTTTTTCGTTTCTGGAGATTGAGCCTTATGAGTTTCTTTCACGGCATTACAACCTCACTGATTGATAACGGCGCGCGCACTATCTCGCTCCCGTCGTCCTCGATCATTGGCTTGTGTGACACCTTCACGCCGGGCGTGCTTGGTGGCGGCAGCGCCAAGGCGGGCGAGTTGAAGTTGATCACCTCTGAGCGTGAAGCCATTGCGGCATTCGGCGCTGACTCGGCCATCACTCGGGCGTGCCAGGCGATCTACGTTCGGGCTAAGGCAGTAATCGTCGCCATTGGCGTCCCTAAGCTTGCTGACGCCGCGCTGCAAACGTCCGCCATCATTGGTGGGGTTCTGGCGGATGGGCAGCGCACGGGCCTTCAGGCGCTGCTGGACGGCAAGAGCCGGCACAACGCCCAGCCCAAGCTGCTGATCGCCCCGGGGCACTCGTCCACGCAGGCGGTGGCCACCGCTATGGATGCGCTCGCCGGTAAGTTGCGCGCGCTTGCAATCATTGATGGTCCGAACACAACCGACGAGGCCGCTATGGCCTACGCGTTGAACTTCGGTAGCAAGCGCATTTTTCTGGTGGATCCGGGTGTGCAGTTTTGGAGCACTGTCGAAAGCGCGACCGTGAATGCCCCGGGCTCGGCCTGGGTGGCGGGTCTGTTTGCCTGGACCGATGCCGAGTACGGCTACTGGGCATCGCCGTCGAACAAAGAGTTTGTCGGCATCACCGGTACTACCCGCCCGGTTGAGTACTTGGACGGCGATGAGACGTGCCGAGCCAACCTGCTCAATAACGCGAACATCACCACGATTATTCGCGATGGTGGTTACCGCTTGTGGGGCAACCGCACTTGTTCGGCGGATGCCAAGTGGTCGTTTGTTACCCGTGTGCGTACCTGCGACATCCTCATGGATGCGATCCAGGCGGGCCACAAGTGGGCTGTAGACCGCTCGATCACGAAAACCTATGTGTCTGACGTCACTGAGGGGCTTCAAGCGTTCATGCGTGACCAGAAGAACGCAGGCGCAGTTATCAACTTCGAAGTGTATGCCGACACCGAGCTGAATACGGCTTCGCAACTGGAGCAGGGCAAAGTCTATTGGCGCATTCGCTTCACCGACGTGCCGCCGGCCGAGAACCCAAATTTCCTGATCGAGGTCACCAACGAGTGGCTGACCGAAGTACTTGAAGCAGCCTAAGGGGGCCGAGCAATGATTCCTGAAATGTTGACTAACTGCGTCATGTTTGCTGATGGCGTGAGCTTTTCCGGTGACGTGCCGTCTATGACGCTGCCCAAGCTGTCGACCAAAACCGAGGAATACCGGGGCGGCGGTATGAGCGGCCCGGTTGACCTGCCCACTGGCCTGGAAAAGCTGGAAGCGGCATTTACCACCAACGGCGTGCGTAAAGAGGCGCTGAAGTTCTTCGGCCTGGCGGATCAGACCGCGTGCAACCTCGTTTTCCGTGGATCGTTCAAGGGCCAGAAAGGCACCGTCAAGCCGGTGACTGTGACCCTGCGCGGTTCGCTCAAAGAGGTCGATATGGGCGATTGGAAGCCAGGCGACAAGGCGGAAATCAAGCACGCCGTGGCCGTCACCTACTACAAGCTCGAAATCGACGGTCGTGTGATGTACGAAATCGACTTTACCAACATGGTGCAGGTGATCAACGGTGTTGATCAGCTGGCCGCTGAGCGTTCGGCCCTGGGCCTTTAAGGATTAATGACATGACCGACTCTCTAAATGCGCCGCTGCCGTCCTGGCTGGTACTGAGCGATGACGGCGTTACGGTAACGCTCAAGCATAAGGCCAATCTCAATGGGGTTTTGACCGACAAGCTGATGATGCGCGCGCCCAGCGTCAAGGATGTTATGGCCGCCAAGGTCGCCGGTAATGGTGACCATGAAAAAGTGGAGATGAACCTGTTTTGCAGCCTGCTCACGGCTACCGAGGCAGAACTGACGGCCCTCAAATACAAGGACTATATGCGCCTTCAGGCGGGCTATTTTCGCCTGGTTGAGGAAGACGACGTGTAACGAGGGCACGCTTAAGGTGCTGGCCAAGCGCTTGGCAAAAGAGACGGGTTTCTCTTCTGCCGAAATCCTGGCCATGCCCTTTAACGTGATGGTGTGGTGGCTCACGGATTGAGCCGCTGTTGATCTACCCGACGTATAAGGCGCGCACATGGCGAACAAACTTGCTCTCGGCCTTGTTATTGGCGGGGCCGTCAGCTCGACGGTAGGGGCGGCGTTCAAGGACGTCAGCAACAAAATCAAAAAGCTGGAGGAACAAGGCAACAGGGCGCGGGTGCTGCAAAAGACCATTGGCGAAACCATGCGTTTGCGTGAGGAATGGCTTAAAGCGCACGCGGCCGGCGAAAAGGGCGCTGATGCGCTGCGGCGGAAGCTGGAGAATAATCTGGATGGCCTGCGCAAGCAGGGCGTTGAAGTGCGCAACCTGACCAAGGCTTACTCGGCCATGGGGCAGGCTGCGAATAAGACCGAACTTAAAGCCAAGGGCCATATGCAGCTCGATGCTGGTAAACAGCAGATGAAAAGCAGCATTGGCCAGGCAGCGGCCGCCACGGCAGCGATGGCGATTCCGACGAAGGTGAGCGCGGACTTTGGCGCGATTGTCCGTGACATTGCGATCAAGGCGAATATTGCCAACAAGCCCGAAGAAGCGCAGATGGCCAAGACGATTGTTGGCACATCACGCGATACCGGCATGGCCCGTAATCAGGTGGCTGAGGTGGTCAACGCCCTGGTGGGTGCTGGTATGGAGCTGGATAAGGCGCTGTCGTACGCGCCGGTAGCGGCCAAGTTTGCGGTGGGCCAGGGTTCGGACGGCGGCGAAACTGCCCGCATGATCAACGCCCTGGGGCAGAACGCCAAAATCTCCGACCCGGCCGTGATGCAAAAGGCGCTGGAGGCCATCGCCTATCAGGGCCAGGCGGGCAGCTTTGAAGCGGCGGACATGGCGCGTTGGTTCCCCGAACTGCTGGCGGGCATGGGCAAGATTGGTATCACCGGCATGGATGCGGTCACGCAACTGGGCTCAATGCTTCAGGTGCAAATGAAGACAGCCGGCGGTGCCGACGAAGCGGCCAACAACCTCAAGAACTGGATGGAGAAAATCGGTTCTGGCGATACGGTCAAGGCTTACAAGGATGCGGGGATTGACTATCAAGCGTCGATGAATACCGGCCTGCAGAACGGTAAATCAACCCTGGAATCCAGCTTCGAGCTGGCACAGAAGTACATCGCGGCAACGGATCCGAAGAAGGCCGCCGCGATGGCAGCCGCTACGGCGAAGATCAGTAAGGAGACGGACCCCGAGAAAGCTAAGGCCATGATTGCCTCCTTGGAACAGGCTTTGCGCACCGGGGATCTGTTCGCGGACATGCAAGTTAAGGGCGCTTTGACGGCCTTTATGCAGAACAAAGAGCTGTACGCGCAGCTCAAGAAAGACTCGGCTGATGCAACTGGGATCCTTGATAAGAACCTTGAGGAACGCCGGCAGGCGTCAGCGCAAAAATGGGCGGAAATGGCCCAGGGTATGGACGAGGCTATGCGCGCCATTGGTGACGCATTCCGGCCGGTCACTGACAAAGTGGCGGATGGCTTGGCCTATGTCACCCAGGGGCTGGCCAAGCTGTCGGACGAGTCGCCCCGGGTTGTGACCGGTATCGGCGCCGCTGTTGCTGCTGTGATCGCGTTTCAGACCGCTATGAGCAGCTTCAAGATCGCCAAGGGCCTGCTCAACCTTGGGCGCGGTTCGCTGATGGGTAATCCGAACATCCCGCAAAAAGTCATTGTCACCAACATGCCCGTGGGAGGGTCTGGTGGCATGGGAATGGGCGACCTCGATGATGCCGGCGGCAAGGACGGGAAGGGCAAAGGCAAGGGCAGGGGCGGCGGCCGTGGTGGTCGAAGTCCTGGGCGCGGCATTGGGGCAGGTATGAAGGGCCCCGCAGTATTGGCCCTCATTGATGCCGGATTTAAGGTTAAAGACACTTACGACAACGCCGAAACCCAGGACGAAAAAGCGGAGGGCTATGGCGCTGCTGCTGGCGGACTTGCTGGAACGCTTGCCGGTGCGGCGGCCGGTGCCGCCATTGGTTCGGCGGTGCCTGTAATCGGCACCATCGTGGGCGGCCTGATTGGGGGGTATTTGGGAAGCTTGGGCGGTGATGCCCTAGGCGGCGCCGTCGGCAAGGCGATGTTTGGCTCTGACGAAAGCGCGAAGGTTATGCCCGTGGCCGGGCCGCTGATGATGAAGGATGCCGGCAAGGACATCCCGCCAGTGCTGGGGGATATTGCCAAGTCTTTTGCCCCGTCGCGTACAGGGCCGCTGATGTTAGCCAACCCCGGCCAGGGCGCGTTGCCGGCAACGCCAGGCGCGGTTAATCCGGGTGATGCTGCGCGGGCCATGATGATGCCCCAGGCCAGCGCTGACGCGGTTGCGGCGCCGCTTGCGGCGGCCGTGGTGGCAAAGGTCCAGCCGGCCAAGGTCGAGTCCAAGGTGGACATTAGCGCGCCCTTTACGCTGACGGTGCAAGGCGATGTGAAGGATCCAGCCGAGCTTATGGCCCAGTTGCGTCCGATGCTTGAACAGCACCAACGGGAAATCGCCCAGCAGTTGGAAAACCGCAAGCTCTACGACGCGCCGCACACCTAAGGGGGGAATATGGAATCACTGGCACAGCTACAGTCGGGCCTGAAGTACCTGGCCTCGGCTGGTGAAGCGGGCCGGCGCAGCATTGATGGGATGATGGGACCGGTAAACGGTGCGATCAGCGAAATCACCGGCGCGGCCAACGAGCTGGAGGATCTGCCGTTTATTGGCCCGGCCGTGGGAGCAAAGCTGCAGCGAGTCATGCGTGGAATTGCGACTGCCCAGGCCAAGGTTGGCCAGGTGGTGGCCACCTACAACCGCGCTACACGCACGCTGTCGCAGATTGACGAGCGCTTGGGCACATTGAAGGAGCAGGCTGGGCGGGCGGCTACGGCGATCAACAAGATCGCCGGCAAGATCGACCCGTCGCTGGCCAACATCCTGCCCACTGGTGCGTTTGCCACGGACGGCACGCCGGCGAAAGAGGCGGTGAAGCCTTTCCCCCATCTGCTGATCATTCAGCCGCTGGATCCGAAGGCACAGCCGTATTACTTCAACCTTGATACGGCGGCCTTTGATTCGCTGCGCCGCTCGACTGATTACCGTTGGGCCTCACAAGAGCGCCTAACGCGCCGGTCGGCGCAGCAGGCCGTGGGCATGGGAGACGAGAAAATCACGCTCAAGGGCGATATTTTCCCGGGCTACCGTGGCGGGCTTGAACAGCTCAATACGCTGCGCTCGATGGGCTCCCAGCTTAAGCCGGTAACCCTGACCACGGGCTATGGCGTTGTGCTGGGCACCTGGTGCCTCAAGACGATTGACGAAGACCAAAGCGCGCTGATGCAGGGCGGTATCCCCCGCAAACAGGCGTTTACCTTGGAGTTTGTGCGCTATGGCGACGACATGCAGAACATCTGACGGGGATCTGCTCGATACCATTTGCCATAACTTCTATGGCCATCTGGTGGGCAGCGTTGAGGCGGTGCTTGCGGCCAATCAGGGCCTGGCGGACGAGGATCAGCCTTACCGCGCCGGCGTGGTGATTGTCTTGCCTGATCTGCCAGGCCCTGTTTATGAACAAGTGGCCCTGTGGGATTGATTCAGTTCGCAGCGTCCAGGCAGGCCTGGTGTTCTTTTTCGTAGCTGTCTATGCCGTTGTCGAACTGCCGTTTGTTGCCGCCAAGCAACCCTTGCCAGGCTGAGGAGGCGCTAATTGATGCCTCGTTGCACTTGTGAAACGGGGTAAAAAGCACGCCGAACTTCTCGCCTTCGCTCTGGAGTGCAGTCAAGTCCTGGGCCTGCTTGCGGCGGGCTACAGGGTCGATCTTACCGCTGAGGATCTGCGCGTTACCGCGTTCTACCGCCGCATCCAGGCGGGTAATAAAGTCCCTCGCTTCATGTTTCGTTGGTTCGGCGGCTTGGCTGGAAAGTGCGACTACGGCGAGCAGTGCGGCAAATAAAGTCCGTTTCATGGGATTCCTTACTAGCTGAGTTGAGGGCCGGGATTCTATGGACGGTCGTGATCTGAGTCCACTCAGCGTTACGCGTAACGCCTTCCTTAATTCCGCCATACGCGCTCTATTGGACAACGCCCTATGACTCCGAAGTTTCGAATCGTCGCGAACGGTTCTGACATTACGTCGCTGATTAACGATCGGCTTTTGCTGTTGCGCACCACGGACAAGCCCGGCGTGGAGTCGGACGAGTTTGAGTTGCGCATTGATGACCGCGACGGCCTGGTAACGCTGCCCAAGCGCGGCGCCGGTATCGAGGTCTACCTAGGCTATGCCGAAACGTCCTTGGCGCCCCTGGGCCGCTATGTGGTTGATGAGATCGAGGTTTCCGGCCCGCCGGACACCATCGTTATTCGGGGCAAGGCCAGCGACATGCGCGGTACCGGAAAAACCATCCGCAGCGGTAGCTGGGAAGACGTGCCGTTGTCGAAAATTGTTTCTGACATTGCGGCCCGCAACGGCTGGACACCGGCCTGCACAATCGGCACGAAGGTCGCCCGGGCTGACCAGCTCCACGAATCTGACTTCAGCTTTGTCACGCGCCTGGCCAAGCAATACGACTGCACCGCTAAGGTGGCCGACGGTAAGTTGATGGTGATGCAGCGCCAAGCGGGCTTAAGTGCCAGTGGCAAGGTGATTGGTGCGATCACCATCACGCGCAGCGACGTAAGCCGCTGGCAATTCCGCCTTGGCGACCGTAACGCGCATAAGACCGTGGCGGCCAAGCATCAGGACAAGAAGACGGGCAAGTTGTCAGTGGTCACCCTGGAGAATGAGGACGTGCCGGACGGCCTGCCGGCTGTACACACCGACCGCCATATTCACCCGAACAAGACCGCTGCCGAATCTGCTGCTAAGGCGCGCCTAGCTGCGTTCAACCGCTCCACGGCCGGCGTGCGCCTGGAAATGCCCGGGCGCACAGATCTATTCGCGGAACGCTCTATCAACGCCCTGGGCTTCAAGGTGGGGCTCGATGGCGAGTACCTAGTGGATTCTGTGGAGCAGACATTTACCCAAGCCGGCTGGTCAACCACCGTCGAGTGCAACGGCGGCAAAAAGGGTAAAGCGAAAGCCAAGGGCAAGAAGCCGAAGAAAGCCGCGAAGCCCGTCAAGGTTGTCAGCCTGGCGTAGCGAGGCTTTGCACCATCCATACCCGCAGCGTTCCGACTATTCACGTTAGGAGCTTTTATGCCAATTACTCAGCGGCAGTTGCTGCAGATCCTCCCGAACGCCGGCCGCCAAGCCGGCGTTTTTGTTCCTGCCTTAAACACGGCCATGAGCCGCTACGGCATCGTGGGCACAGGGCGCGTGGCGGCGTTCATTGCACAGGTTGGTCATGAGTCCGGCCAGTTACGGTGGGTGCGAGAGATCTGGGGCCCCACGGCGCAGCAGGCCGGGTACGAAGGCCGCGCCGACCTGGGCAATACACAGAAGGATGACGGCTCCAAGTTCCGTGGTCGCGGCCTGATCCAGATCACGGGCCGGGCGAACTACGCGGCATGCGGTGAGGCGCTGGGCCTGGACCTCATCAGCAATCCGGAACTGCTGGAGCTACCACAGCACGCGGCGATGTCGGCGGGGTGGTTCTGGTCGACCAAGGGGCTGAACACGCTGGCGGATCAGGGGCAGTTCGCGAAGATCACTAAGCGTATCAATGGCGGGCTCACCGGCCAGGACGACCGCCAGGCGCTGTACGAGGAAGCACTGAAGGTGCTGGCATGACGCCGGTGCAGAAGCTGGTCGGTCTGGTGGGACTGATGCTGGTGCTGATGGCCGGCGCAGCGGGCGTGACCTGGCAGGTGCAGGACTGGCGGATGGGCAATAAGCTGGCCGAGCAGGCCGGCCTGCATCAAGAAGACCTGACCAAGATCAGCATCGCCGCCGCCGAGCAGTCCCGCGCGGAGCTGGAGAAGCGCCTGGCCACCGAGCAACAGCTCGCCATCCAGGACCAACAACACACCAAGGAATTGACCGATGCCCAACGTACCCAAGCTGCTCTGCGAGATCGCCTTGCCACTGCTGATGTGCGGCTGTCAGTCCTTCTCGACGCCACGGATTCAGCCAGTGGCTGCGGTTTGCCTGCCGCCCCCGGCGCCGTCGGCGTGGTTCATGCAGCCCGTCGAGCCCAACTTGACCCAGCGCATGCTCAACGAATTGTCGCCATCACCGATGCCGGCGACCAAGGATTGATCGCGCTGCGGGCGTGCCAGGCGTATGTCAGGGCTGTGGCCCGGTGACTTGCTTGATCACCAGATTCACTCCGGATTGGAATCAATAATCCGTTGATGCTCCAGCTGCTGCTTGCGGAGCTTCAGTGCTGGAGCGACAAATCGGTCAAAGACTCCTTTCTGGGCTGAAGAAAGGGCTCCATAGCCGTTGTCGCAGGCAAATAGCGCAATACCGTGGGCCTTTGACCCTTCTTCCAGAAGGTCCTCATCCAGCAGGTCTTGGATGTCGCCGTGAAGCTCTTGATCAATGTGACTGTTGCGCCCCCATAAAGCACCTCATTCCGTTGAGTAAAACTGTCTAAAACTACATCAACCTATCACGTATTCATTGGGCCAAACGAGCTCTGAATGACACAAAGGTTTTAGACCAGGATTCTCTACAGGCCACGGCTTGCAAGGCATGTGCACTGCTCCAGCCCCTACTGCTGCATTAGGGGCGCTTGAGTCATCACGAGCTCCGAAAAGACACATCTTTAATCAATGGCTCGACTTTGGGTAGGGTGAGCGTAGCAGATGGCGCGCATTTTTAATTGCTGCGATCGATTGGGAAGACGGGGGGCATTAGTAGTGATATTTTGCGACTGGCAAAACTAATAATCAAAGTCGATGCAAGGACAAGTGTAGATGAAAGGGATTAATGCAATTTATTTTTTGGGAGTGCTGTGCCTGGCCTTGATGTGCACCTGGATGGCATGGAATTATTCTAGAACCTCGGTTATCACTGATGAATGTCAAAGGCTAGAGGAACCAGAGCTTTCTCAATGCATGGATAAAGCAAAAAAAAATGCAAAGGTTGGCGATAATGTGGGGAAGGGATTGATGGGGGAAAAAAGCAGTGCACCCTAG